TGGACGAGCCACACTCCACAACCCATTAAGAAAGGAGATCCATTTTCGCGGTTCATCAATATCCTCCGTGATTTTATAAGTGCGTACGTCGACCCCCGAGTGGAAGTCTCCGCCGCACGATTCACGAAAAGGACCACTGGTGAAAGTTTTCTTCAAGTTGGTTTGGAAACCGCACCAACTGAAGACCGCTAGCACATCATCTGATAACTCAATAGGAACGATGCAGTCATCGCCATATTGCCCCAGCATGTCGATTGAGGCGAGCTCGTCAGGGTTAAACCCATGACGGTGGCTCACAACTCGACAGATGGCCGCAAAGATGAGCGTTTCAAGCTCAAATGTGAAGCCGTTACCCATGGATGAGAACTTCTCAAGTCGGTGCCACTTTCCGCCAATTAAGGTGTAGGGTGAGCGTAACGAAAGAAGCAGTTCGAACCACAGGGGAGGGAGTAGAGCTCTCACGAGCTCCAAGCAGATGAGGTCAGATGCAGAGGTAAGGTCTATGGTGGCCAGGCCACCATGCGAACTCCCCCAACAGGCCATCTCACGATGGCGTTGTTGGTCGTACTTCAAGTCGATGCGAAACACCTTTTTCAGCTTCCGCCGAATATAGTTTCCCACACCTAATTGATAATACACGTTGAGGGAGGGCTCAATACAAATACCACGACGTTTAAAAGCGTCTTTAGGCACAGTCGTGAAGCGATTACCGCGAACCCGTTCAGGCTCAGACCAATTCTCACAATAGCCTTTGAAGCTATATCCAAGGCCCACGCGCTTACCGCGCACAGAGCGAGCCCAAGCGGTCCCCTCCCAATCAGGGATGAAGACCGAGGCGCTTGGTGTGAGAGTCGGAAGGTTTTGAATTTTGTCAGCTGCTAAGCAGACAGGTCTTCGCTCGCTGAACGTAGCCCCTGGTCCAAAACGAGGAGTCAACTCATAAAAGTCCGGGAGGTTTCCCAGACAAACAGCCACTTCTTTTTTCACATCTTGGAAAAACTCCCAGATGCGTAACTCAGAGGGCCCCATAAGGGCTTTTTCTAAGAGAACGGAGCGGATGCGGCAGTTAGACATAAAGTTCAACGCTTCACAGCGATGGAACTCCTCAATGGCCTTTTTCTCTAATGGTGCCGGGTCGCCGGTAAGGAATTCCCCCTTGCGGAGAATTTCCTTGACCTGCGAATGGCGCCAGTAGGACTCGGGGTCGGCAAAGTTGCCAGGCGCTATCTCAACACGGTTGAGTGCGTGCCAGTCGTGGGACCTAATAGCTTCCGCCATTAAATCACCTTCTCTGGTGTTCAGGGTGGTCGCCATGCGCGCCACCAGGCTATACAATTGCTGCATAGTCTCTCTCCTATCAGGCTTAAGTAGCCGAGAAGGCGTTGATCAGGATATCCTTGAACAGCACACTATTGACCAACGACTGCACATAGGCAGCGTAGTCACTAGCGAAGCTGTCGGGGACCGAATCAGGCTTCGTGATAGAGAAGTTGAACGGCATGGTGCCGGCTACCGTGACCTTGCCCGTTGAGGCATCGGTTGTGTAGAACGGGACACCAATAACACCAGTCACTTTCTGTGCCGAGCGATCGGCATTCTTGCGATGGCTGATGGACATGTACGGCTGAGCAGCCGGCACAGGTACCACAGCTTGTGCACGCCACAGCGCCGGAGTTTCACCGGACGCAGGGACGAGACCTTTGAAAACCACGTTAGCGGCAGCTGCATTTTTGGCAGTAATGTCTGCAAGTTGGGGCATGATAAAGCTCCTTGGGGATATCAATGGGTTAAGTTTCTCTGTCTCGGTGCTGGCGACTATCGACGCACACGGATGTTCCGTGGAGCGCTATTTAGATTTTCATTCAACAACGAAAAGGAAACAAGGGATTTAAAGAGGTCTGCCGTGGGTAGCTGAAAAGGCGGAAAAGACGGAGCTGGGAAACCCAGCTTGCGGTTCACGTAAACGTGCCGCACCATCCTGTCGCGCCAGACCGGTTTCCCCGTATTCGGATCTTGGAACCGAACTGTGCCTGCTGCTGTCTTTCGGACATACGTAGTAACAAAAGCTCTCTCAGTTGTATAGCCGACTAGGTCAGCCAACGAGTTTAAGTAAGAGCCAATCGGGATGAACCAATTGACAACAAAACTATAAGGAACTTTATCCCACGCAACAGCAAGTGGGTTGATAAGACCCAGATCACTCAGAAGAGCGGTTAGGATTATGCATCCGACCCTGCGCGCCGACCATAGCTCCTAGTTCAGTTTGAACTGTAAAGCGGCCGTTAGTACTGTTGCTCTTAGTTGAGTAAACGATACTATTCTTCGCCCTCACGGGCGAGCTTCTGTGAGCCCCCGATAGGGTCTCAAACGCGTCATGGACATCCTGCATCAAGGGAAGCCATCCAAAAACACCCTCAAGGTAAAGAGCAGAGCTCCTCTTCTTGTAATAGAGTGTCTTACGGGCAGCTTTCGATGCGAGTGCCCTGACAGCGTTAGCGAGTAGATTGAGGCTAGACCGCCAATCTAACAAGGTGAGCCCAAGGGCTGCACCCCGCCCCTCTTTTATCCGACTCACCGCCCGGTTTCGAGCGTTGGTGACCACGTTGTTTAAGCGTGAATAGTCTGTACCAGTAGGTACGGTGAGCATGTATGCCTCATCGTTTACCTGGTGGGTACCGTCGGAGTAGGGGTATGCCGTCTCATTACGAGCGACAAATTGGAAAGGTAGGGGCTCCACGAATGGGGCCTTTTGTACTTCCCAAGTACGGGTCCAGGACCGAAGTCCATCCGTACCAGACGCGGACCGTGTCATTATTGCACCTCCGATGGAGGCGCAGACGCAGTACGCGGAGACCCAATGTGGGTCCGGGGGCGCTTAGCTGGCAAAGCTG